GGTAGCCTTATTGCACGCGCGCTCTAGTTAGTGCCCCTGGAAAGGGGTTTCCACTCCGCACATGAAATCTGGAAAGGGCTCCACCGTCAGCACGGTCGAACTTGCGGCCATCCTTGGCATAAGTCGTCAGCGGGTCAACGAGTTCGGTCGTCAGGGAAAGATCACCCGCGAGCCCGATGGAAAGTGGGACGCAGCCAAGGTCGCCGCGGCGCTCGGCAAGAGTCTCGATGGCAGGCAGGCATCCCCGGCGCGTGACCGAGCCGAGAAGCCGGAGCATTCGGTAGGTCAACACCGGGAGCAGGCGGCGGGCGTCGAGCCGCCCAAGGGCACGCTCCTGTATGAGCAGTGGCGCCTGACGCGCGAGAAGGCAGACCGTGAGGCGCTCGACCGCAAGACGCTCGAAGGTTCGCTCCTGAAGACTGAAGACGTGAAGGCCACGGTCTCCGCCATGATCGGCGCATCGAAAAGCAAACTCATCACGATTGCGGACGAACTCTGTGACAAGTTGGCCGCCACCTCCGACCCGGTACGTTGCCGAGAGTTGGTGGACGGCAAAATCCACCAGGCCCTTTCGGAACTTGCGGAGTGGCCGGCCCGTGCATGAACGCTGCCGAGCAGGTAATCGCGGAGTGCTCGCGGGTCTGGGCGCCGCCGCCGAAGCAAACGCTATCCGAGTGGGCGGAGGAAAACTTCGTCTTATCTCCGGAGTACTCGGCGCAGACGGGCGGGCTGCAACTTCATTCGTTTCAACGCGAAATCTTCGACTCGTTCACTGATCCCTACACGCAAGACATCGTTGTGATGTGCGCTACCCAAATGGTCAAGACGCTATTCCTTCAGGCAATCGTCGCCTATGTGATCGCTCGCGATCCAGGCCCGATTCTGCTGGCACAGCCGACAGAGACGGACGCCGAGACGTTCAGCAAGGAGCGCCTCGCCCCCATGATTCGGGACATGGACTGCCTGCGGGATCGCGTGGCTCCGGAGAAGCGCACGTCGAAGGCGAATACCACCCTGCACAAGATGTTCCCAGGTGGCTCGCTGTCGCTCATTGGGGCTCAGACCGCCGGCAACTTCGCGCGTCGGACCATTCGGTACTTTCTGGCAGACGAGCGGGACAAGTGGCTCAAGAACGTCGGCAAAGAGGGCGACGGGTATTCGCTCGGCGTGAAGCGCACAGCTCGGTTTCGCAGCCGGGCCAAGCGGGTTCAGGTTTGCTCTCCGACCATCAAGGGTGATTCGGCAATCGCGGACGCTTATGAGGCAACCGATCAGTGCCGCCGATGGGTTCCGTGCCCCGAGTGCGGCGAGTTCCAGGTGCTCAAGTGGGCGCGGGTGCGCGATCCCCGCTTTCCCGGAGACCAGCCAGCGTCCACGGCCTATGCGTGCGAGCACTGTGAGGCACCGTGGAGCGACGTTGAGCGGTGGGCGGCCTGTGACCGCGGCGAATGGCGGGCGGATCGTCCCGAGGTCAAAGGCAAGCGCGGATTTCGCATCTCGGAGCTGTATTGCGAGTGGCGTCGCCTCTCCGAGTTGGTCGATGACTTTCTCGGAAAGAAGGACAATCCGGCCACACTCCAGACCTTCGTCAACACATCCCTCGCTGAGTTATTCGAGCAAGCAGGCGAGGCGCCGGATCACGAGAAACTGATGTCCCGTCGCGAAGAGTGCTACCGACTCGGCCACGTTCCCCAAGGGCCGCTGTTTCTGGTGGGCGGATTCGACACACAGAAGACCTGGATTGAGGGCTACGTGTACGGGTTTGGCCGCGGCCGGCAGCGGTGGGTAATCGACCACATCCGGGTTGAGAAGAATCCCTACGACATTTCCTGGTGGGAAGACATGGGGGAGATCCTCAACCGCACATACCGCCATCCCTCCGGCGCCCAGATGTCGATTCTACGGCTTGCGATCGATACCGGGTACGCGAGTAACGAGGTATACGGATTCGCACGGCAGCATCCGGGGCGCGTGCTGGCCGTTGATGGCCGTGCTACAGGCGCCGGGCTGGTTGGAATGCCCACCTCGGTGGACGTGACCGTGGGCGGGCGCAAGATTCACCGCGGCGTGAAGTTGTGGCCGGTCAATGTGTCGATGGCGAAGTCCGAACTGTACGGGATGCTCGGCAAGGAGCGACCCGCCGATGGTGAGCCGTACCCCGCGGGATGGGTCCATTTCGCTAAAGATCTTGAGGAAGAATTCTTCAAGCAGTTGACCGCCGAGCAACTGACCACGAGCGTCAACAAGGCTGGCTACCGCAAGACCGAATGGATCAAGACCCGTGAGCGCAACGAGGCACTGGACTGCGCGAACTACGCGCGGGCCGCGGCATCCGTGATCGGGATTGACCGTTTCAGCGAGAGGAACTGGCGGGACCTGGAATCCTCGCTGCGCGTGGAGCCGGTCACTCTCACCGTGGCCGAGACGATGGAGATCCGAGCGGAGGAACCCGAAGCGCCGATGTCTCCGCCCCCGCCGCAAGTTCAGCGACAGTTCGCCCGCCGCCGCGTAGTCGGCCGCTTCCGAGGATAGCGATGGCCTGGACACAAACCAATATCGACGTACTTGAGAAGGCAATCGCGACGGGCGTGCTCGAAGTCCAGTTCCCGGACGGTTCCAGGACCCGCTATCAATCGACTGCCGACATGCTGCGTGTGCGTGACTTGATGCGAAATTCAGTCAACTCCGCCGCAGGCACGTCCCGTATCCGCCAAGTGCGCCTCATCGGCAGCAAGGGGCTCGACTAATGACCTATCTCCGCAGGGTAGGTAGGGCCGCGAGTCTATTCGGTCGCACCGTCATGGGTGCTGGCTTCGAGGGCGCATCGCAGGGCCGCCGCATGGTCGCTCTCGCGAAGGGTGAAACCGATGCTGCGATTGATGCACTCATTGGCTCCGAGGGTGAGATACTTCGGCGTCGTGCGAGGGGCTCGTATCGGAAGAACCCCTACGCCAATAACGCCGTTGAGTCCTACGTTGCGAATTCAATCGGTGCGGACGGAATCACCCCGCAGTCGCTTCACCCTGACCCCGCAACACGCAAGGCCGTGGATGCTCTGTGGGAAATCTCTCGCACGGAGTTGGATTCGGACGGACTAAGCGATTGGGGCGGACTTCAGCGGATCAACGTGACGACGCAGATGGTAGCGGGCGAATGTCTCGCTCGTCTGCGGCCAAGGCTTCCTTCTGACGGTCTTGCGGTTCCGCTCCAGGTACAGTTACTCAATCCGGAGCATTTGCCGCTCACGAAGAACGACCTTAACGGGCAGAACACCGTACGGTGGGGGATTGAGTTTACCCCGATCGGGAAACGTGCGGCGTATCACCTCTATCGTGAGAATCCAGGTTTAGGCCAGTTCGCGTTCGGGAATCCGCTGGATTTGGTACGGGTGCCCGCCGAGAACGTACTGCATTGCTTCCGACAGGTAGCGCCCGGTCAGATGCGCGGAGTTACGTGGCTCGCGCCCGTGCTGGTCCCGCTGTATCAGCTCGACCAGTTCATGGACGCGACACTGCTTCGGCAGACGCTCGCGAACATGTTCGTCGGCGTGGAGCAGGTGATCGGGGACGACGGCAGCGTGTTCCTGCCGCCGACCGGAGCGGATACCGATGAGGACCAGAACGACGTAGGGTACGGCGATATCGAGGGCGGTACGGTACTCCGTCCGGACTCAGGCAAGACGATTGAGTGGAGTAAACCTCCGGACCCCGCGGCGACGTATGCGGAGTTCGTCAAGGTCCACCTCCGACAAATAGCGGCTGGTATCGGCATCACCTACGAGCAACTCACGGGAGACCTGGAGGGCGTCAATTACTCCTCCATCCGCGCGGGACTGCTTGAGTTCCGCCGCCGCTGTGAGCAGTTCCAATTTCAGGTGATGGTCCATCAGTTCTGCCGTCCGATCTGGCGAAGGTGGATCAACGACGCCGTGATCATTGGAGCACTCCCGCGCCCACGTAATCAGCAGGGGTGGAACGACCTGTACTCCGTTGATTGGCGCACACCGAAGTGGTCATGGGTGGATCCGCTCAAGGAAGTGATGGCGGCGAAGGAAGAGGTTCGTTCTGGATTCGCCAGTCGTTCCGCAAAGATTCGCGAGAGCGGCGAGGACCCCGAACAGGTTGACGCGGAACGCGCGGCCGACAATGCGCGCGACGAGCAGTACGACCTCGTGAGCGACTCAAACGCTGCGGCCACGGCAGGCACCGGGGCGGCACAGGTAGACCCAGACCAAGCACAGGAGGCATCGAATGACACGACGCGAAAAGCTGCTTGAGTCTCTCGGTACTCAGCCGCACATGATCGAGATGGCCGCGGTGTCGGATTCGTACGCAGAACGTAAACCGTACGAAGTGGTCGAGGGGGTGGCGGTATTCGGTATCTCGGGCGTGCTGTCGAATGATCCGATGTTTGGTGATACGTCCTACGCCTCGATTCAGGATGCCCTAAGGCAAGCCGATGCGGACCCGAATGTAAAATCCATCGTCGCGGTCTGTGACTCTCCGGGTGGCTCGTGCGAGATGGCGTTTGAGACGGCCGGATTGTGGGCCGACGTGAATAAGCGCAAGCCCATCTGCGCGGTGGCTGATCCGAATTCCTACTCTGCGATGTACCTGCTTGCGTCTCAGTCCTCCGAGATCTGGGCTCCGCAAACTTCTGGTGGAGTTGGCTCCATCGGCGTCTACGCGGCGCACGCGGACATGTCCCAGATGCTCGACAAGATGGGCATCAAGGTAACGCTCATCTCTGCGGGCGAGGGCAAGACGGAAGGCAATCCCTACGAGCCGCTGTCGGAGTCCGCATACGCCGAGATCAAGGGAGACGTGGACCGGCTCTATGGTGAGTTTGTCGCATCCGTCGCGCGTGGCCGCAAGATGCCGGAATCGCAGGTTGTCAAACGCGGGGCGCGACTGTATCGCGGCAGCGCATCGGCGCTCGGTTCCGGTCTAGCGGATCGCGTGGGAACTCCCGACGAGGCATGGTACGCGATGGCTTCAAAGAGTTCAGTGGCATCCGCCACGATTCCAGCACAAGAGGAGAACATTATGGCCGATGAACCGGCTCAGGCGGAGGCCCAATTAGAGACCGCCGCCGTCGAGGTGGTAAAAACCGAGATCGTACCGACCGCCGAAGCCGCCGTAACCGTCGAGGTGGCAGTGGTGGACGCCGAGACGATCCGCGCGTCTGCCGCTGACGTTATTGAACTCTGCGTGAAAGCCGGTCTGCCGAACATGGCCGCCGCTCTTGTCCGCAGCGGAAAATCTCTCGATCAGGTTGGCGCCGACCTTCAGGCCGCACGAGTGGCCGAGGACGCCGATACACAGATTCACTCTGCCGTCTTATCCGAGACCGGGGCACTGGCTCCGGAACGCGGGACGGTTGCTAACGTCGATGACTCGCCAATCGTAAAGGCAGCCTCACGGCTCGCCCAGGCGGGAAAGGGGAAAAGCTAACATGGCTGCCAAAACCGAAGGCAACTATCCGGGCGACTGGCTCATTGACGAGTTATTCGCCCCCAACTATTGCCGCGAAGAGGTGACTGTCCTGTCGGGGCAGAAACTCGCTTCCGGCGCCGTTGTCGCGAAACGTGACGACGGTGCGAACGCCGGAAAGGTTGTTGAGTACGAGGGCGACGGTAGCAATGCTACCGCTACCGCAGTGGGTATCCTGATCCATGCGGTTGACGCTTCCGCTACTGGCGCGAATGCCGACACTCCGGGAGTGATGCTGTCGTGCGGTCCCGCGGTCGTCAGCAAGGCGGGTCTCACTTGGAAGACCGGCGAATCAACGACCGACGACATCCCTGAGGCGTATGTTGACCTGAAGGCGCTCGGGATTCATTTCGTGGAGGGGGTGTAACATGCTGAATCCATTCACTGGGACCGGCTTCGACATGGCGGCGATGACCGCCGCAATCAACAAACTGCCGAATCTGTACAACCGGCTGGAATCCGTCTTCGGTGCGCCGAACGGCATCACCACCACGAGCGTGCAGGTTGAGCAGTTGAACGGGACGCTGAACATCGTGCGCTCCCGCCCGCGTGGCGCCGCGGCCGATAAGCCGACGATGGACAAACGCGCCCTGCGGATCTTCGCCATTCCGCATATCCCGCTCGAAGATGTCCTGCTGCCCGAGGACTACCAGAACGTCCGGGCGTTCGGCTCCGAGAGCGCGATGGAAACCCAGTCTTCGATTCTGGCCCGCAAGGTCCAGAAGATGAAGAACTCCCTGGACCAGTCCCTCGAATTCCTCCGCGCCGGCGCGCTCAAGAGCATCATCCTTGACGCGGATGGCTCCACGCTGTACAACCTGCGGACGGAATTCGCCATCGCTGGCCCCGTGGTCGTTCCCACGGTCGGTTCCTACATGGTGCTCGATTTCGTGCTCGACAACGACGGCACCATCGTCCGCGACAAGTGCTTGAACGTGAAGCGTCACATCGAGAAGAATCTCCGCGGTGAAAGCATGAGCGGTCTGCGCGCTCTCTGCTCTTCGACGTTCTACGATGCGCTGACGCATCACCCCGAGGTGGAGAAGGCGTATCAGTTCTACATGCTGAACGGCCAGAACCTCGCTGGCGACTACCGTAGCGGATTCCAGTTCGCGGGGATCACCTTCGAGGAGTACAACGCCTCCTGGACCGACAAGGACGGCAACGCCCGTGTCGCCATCACCGCAGATCACGCCATCGTGTTCCCCGAGGGCACCGGCAATACCTTCGAGCAGGTTGCGGCTCCGGGTAACTTCCTGGAGACCGCCAACACTGTGGGCCTGCCGTATTACGCTCGGCAGGAGCCCAAGAAATTCAACGCCGGTCTGGACATCTGGGCCGAGTCGAACGTCCTGCCGATCTGCAAGCGGCCGGAAGTCCTGGTGGACATCACCATCTAACATCCTCGCAATGCGGGGCTGGGCAACGATCCCGGCCCCGCTAAACCAATACCCAGAACAGGAGAACAAAGACCATGCCTCGTAAAATCATGCGCGGAAATCTGCACATCACCGGCGATCTAACAGTGGATGGGACGCTTACCCCCACTGCCGGAAACGAGTTTGTTGACAACGTTTTCGCCATCAAAGACAATGTAGCGCCCACGAAGAAAATGTCGTTTCAGGTCTCCGGAGTGACGGCCGGCCAGAACCGCGTGTTCACGGTTCCCGACTACAGCGCCACGCTTGCCACCATCGCCGGGACCGAGACCCTCACCGGAAAGACCCTTACCTCCCCGAATGTCGGCCTGGCAATCTGCGACACGGGCGGAAACGAACTGATCAACACTCCGGCGACGGCGAGCGCGATCAACCAGGTGACCGTCCGCAACGCCGCGATCGGAAACTCCCCGAGTTTGTCGGGCAGCGGCGACGATACCGACGTGTCCCTGAAGCTCGGAGCGCAGGGAGTCGGAAAGATCGTGGCGACAGTCGCACTCACGCGGTTCTTCTCGGTGACGACCAACAATACCGCCTCGGACCAGACATACACGGCAGCTCAGATCATCGCGGGCATGATCCTGCGAGATCCAAATGGCGGCGCGCGATCGGACACGCTTCCCACCGCGGCAAACATCGTTGCGGCCATCCCCGGGGCAGTCGTCGGTACCGGCTTCGAGTTCACGATCCGAAACACGGCCGACGCTTCCGAAACGATCACGGTAGCAACGCCGGGCGCCCCGGTAACGCTCTCCGGGACCATGACCATCGCGCAGAACAACTCGAAGCGATTCCTCGTGTTGCTCACCAACGTCAGCTCTGGCACCGAAGCCGTCACGGTCTACTCGGAAGGCACGTCGGTATTCTAGGCCACCCAAGGGGCGGGCTTCGGCTCGCCCCGCCCACCCCAAGGAGAACACCATGAGCAGACTCGCAATCGTTACGGCCACAATCGCGGACGGACAGAGTTTGTCCGGCTCTGCGTCACTCGGTGGGAAATTGCCGGTGGGCATTCTGGCGCCTGCGGCCAACTGGGCCACCGCCGCACTCAGTTTCCAGGGTTCATTCGACGGCCAGGCGTGGGTCAACATCTATGACGACTCGGGCGAATACACGACCGGCGCACTGGCGAACGGTGAGGGCTGCTCGCTAAACAGGGAAGTATTCCGTCCGTGGCAGTATCTCAAGGTCCGCAGCGGGCTTAAGGATGCGGCTGTGGCACAAGCGGCTGGTGACATTCTCACCCTGATTCTGGAGTCGCGATGAAGACCGCAATCCTAACTCTCTTTGCCGCCGCGCTCCTGTGCGGGCAGACGAATCCCTGGAAGCAGAACGGAACGACCATCTCTCCTCGCAAGGCGGGCAGTAGCGTAGCGATCGGCGCTACGGTGCTTAACGTCACATCCGGCGTCATCGTTCCGTTGGCGATTACGACCACAAGCCCGATCAGCCCAGCTGCGACAGGTTTCTACCTCAACAACGGCTCCGGAGCGGTCACCTACAACCTACCAGCCATCATCACGGCCACAGTGGGGCTTCAGATGTGCTTCCGTAACGCGGTTACCCGGACCGGGGCTATTACGCTCACCGCTCCGGCTTCGACCTACATCGACGTGAAAGGGGCGAACGGAAGTGCAGCGGGAACGCTCGTGAGTGGGGGAGCATTGGGCGATTCGGCTTGCGTGGTAGCTGTTTCGACTACGCAGTACATGGCATTCACTGGCGGCGGAACATGGACGAATCAATGACTCCGTACAAAATCCTTATGGTAGGGGTTATAGCTGTGCCCCTGATGGCCCAGGTCGTCGGCACCATGGCCGGAATTACAATGGGGGGTGGCAACGGCGAGTCCTATACCTACTACGTCGATTCCTCCGCCGGCTCTGACTCCAACGCCGGTACGCTGGCGCTGCCGTGGCAGACGATTGCCAAGGTGAACGGGACCACCCTCACGCCGGGTCAGTCTGTCGGTTTCAAGCGAGGCGGGCTGTGGCGCGAGACGTTGACACCGGGGCAGAGCGGAAGCGCGGGGAGTCCGATTACGTTTGGGGCGTACGGGGCGGGGGCTAACCCAGTCATCGACGGCACAGATGTCATTAGCGGCTTCACGACGCATACCAGCGTTGCATCTGCAAACCTTTTTGCGGGCGACATTAACTCAGCCACTTTCTCTCTTAGTGCTTCGACAGTCGCGTCCGGCTCCGACCCCAAGGGGGGAACGTCGGGGTCAGTCATAACAGACGACGGAACAAATGCAGAGCATCTTGCCGAGACATATCCGGCGCAGACTCCAGGCACCACGTATACCTTTTCCGTGTTTGCCAAAGCCGGGACATTGAGTTGGGTCAGGTTGCATACTTCGTGGAGCGGTGGAACTCAATGTAACTATTGGTTTAATGTTGGAACCGGGCAGATAGGGTCCAATTACAAGACAGATGGGTGTACAGCATCCAGCCTGTTGGCCGGGAATGGGTTTTATCGGATTAGCGTGACGACTGTTGATCCATCCGGTAGTACTTATGTGAATACCAGGATTTCCATGGAAAGCGGGGACGGGATTTACAACTATGTCGGCACGGGTAAGTCCCTCACTTTGGCGTGGTCGCAGTGGGAGGCGTCCACATCTGCTGGCAACTATACCAGCGGAGGTACATTCACGGATTACTCTCTGGCAATGGGTACGGCACCAGGACAAGTGTTCGAGAATGGTACGCGTTACTTGCCCGTAGCAGATCAAGCGCACCTTAACGTAGGAAATTCTTGGTGGAGCGGATCATCCATCTATATCCGCACGAGCGGCAACAATGCGCCAACAGGTTACACGCTCACTGCCAGTCAGCGGAACTTCGGTGTCAATATCAGTGGGAAAAGCTACCTTACGGTGACAGGAATAGATGTTCGGGCGGCAAATATCGACATCGTTGTTGCGGAGGACTCTACCGGAGTCACCATATCCAATCTCACCGTAAGAGACGCAGTATGGCAGGGAATCCGGTCGAGAACTTCGGGAACGACTTACCGCAATAATCTTTTGGTCAGCGGCGTGACGTCCCTGAATAATGGAAATACCGGAATTTGTTTTTCCGGGTATACCAAAAACTCCACCGTCGTTGACAGCGTGGCGAACGGAAACGGGCAATTGTGGAGCACGACGGTAAACGATTTGCAGTTTAGCGGCGGGATCAGAACAATTGACTTCCCGCCTGGAAGCACACACTCAAACGGATTGCTAATCACACGAAACACAACATTATCCAATGGAGTTGATTACAACGGCCTTGCGGTTACATGGCCTCAATCAAATGAGACTTTAGCGAACGGAATTGGAATCTGGATTGATACCGCCGATCCAAACGGAGCAGTTGTTTCGTATAACGTCAGTGGACTGAACAAATTGCACGGTATATACATTGAGAACGACAGCGGGATCCTGGTTCACCACAATGTTGCATACTCTAACGATGTAGCCGGAATCGGTGTAGCTACATCGAATAACACTGATGGGACAACGACCAGAAACATGCAGATTTATTCTAACACCCTCTGGGGTAACGTGACCAATTCGGCTCTCGTATACGCTTGGGGACAACTGTTACTATCCGGCTATTACCCTTTGATGGCTGCTGGATGCGTTAACAATACAGTGCAGGACAACATCTCCGTGGCTGCGGTTGCTGGACCAGAACTACTCACCGAGTTCGGTTGCGAGAACGATACCACGCACGGAACCGGAAACGTCTACACGTACAACGCCTTTGGGCCACAAGCGGCCAACTTCATCGAGTGGGGACTCGGCGCATTTCAATCGACGTATACTTCCTGGGCAACGGCTTATGGGAGTGTAACGAACGCTCTCACGACCGATCCACTCCTGACCAATCCCGCAGCGGGCGATTTCACCCTCCAGGCCGGCTCCCCGGCCATCGGCGCGGGCGTCGTGATCTCAGGAATCACCCCGGCATCGAACGTCAACATCGGCGCGAAGTAGGAACCGTAAACAGCGCCAGCGTTACCAAATCCCATGACCCCCTTCGCCTCCGCCCAATCCGCCGGCCGTGCGGCCATGCTCTCCCTCCGCGGCGAGATCGTGACGTATCGGCCTGGGCCGGACGAGGATGTGGTGACGTTGATGGCGATCATCTACGAGACCCCCGAAGCCGAGCAGCAGGCTCCCGGTATCTGGGCGCGCGCGGAAGCGATGTACGCAGACCTTCCGGGAGACCCCGGCGATGCTTCCACGTTGACCGTTCGCGACGTGGAATACCGAATCCGCAGTTTCCGCAAATCGAGCGACGGATCGATCAGCATGGAACTTCGCGAGCGGCGCTAATGGTAATCCTCATCAGCAGGGCAGTACGGCAGGCGGTCAAGTCCGCACTCGCGACGGGATTCAATGCCGCGGCGTCGGATGCCTGTGTGGAGTTCGGCATCGACCCGTTCAGCATCAACTTCGATGAGCCGGGGAAATCGTACTTCGAGTCGAAGTTGGGACTCGAAGACATGGTGCGACTCGAAGTTCCGGAGTCCTGGCCGACGCTCGTGCTGTGCGTAGACGGTAGTAGTGATGACTCCGAGCAGGTGTCGCGCACATGGGCGGGTAGAGTTCAGGCCACGCTGCGAGGATTGCTTCGTTTTCCTGACGCCGACGTAACGGATAACGAAACGGTTGCGGACGCCTTCGAGTCCGCGGTAATCGCGTCTATCTTCGATGCTGACCTCGGAACCATCACGCTACTGAAGGGTTCGTCCATGACTCGCTCCGATCTTCTGTGGATCGAGGGCGCGTTCTATCAGTCGGTGGAATTCACTCTAGTTTTTGAAAAAGACGTTTAGGAGAAAAACATGGCATACGGTTCGTCTCGCAATCAACGCGGGTACGTGCAGAAAGAATCTTCCTGGGGCGTTATTCCCGCTACGGGTAACGTGGCGACCGTGGCGGCCACCGACGCATTTCAGTTCATCTCACTCGACATGAACTCGGCTCAGCCGATCAATGCGCGCCCCGACAAGACCGGCTCGCTCTCTCAGGTGAAGGGCACGGCTGGCCGCAAGTCGGCTACGTGGTCGATGACCTGTTCGCTGGCTGGCAGCGGAGCGGCAGGAACGGCTCCCGACATCGATGTGTTTCTTGCTGCTCTGATGGGCAAGGATGGGACCGTAGCATCGAGTACCTCGGTGACCTATGCCCTGGAGGATGCCTCCCCCTCGTTGACCATCTGGGACTTCTGCCCGCCGGCCGGAGTTGAGCAGCGCTGCATCTTCGGCGCCATCGTTCAGAAGGCGACGATCTCGTTCGGCGGAAACTTCGCGCAGATCACGTTCAGCGGCGAGGGAAAAGCGGTACTCACCAAGAACGGTTACGCGGGCGCGGACACGGACGGCAAGGGCGGGCTGAGCGCATTCCCGTCTGAGCCCGCGAGCCAGACCACGGCGGGTAGCGCGGTGAGCGGCTACAAGGGCACGGTCACGCTCGACGGTGTTGCTTACACTACGATCCGCACGGGCAGTATCGACATCGCCATAGCCCGCGAACTCCCGAAGGATGGATGGGACACGGATTATCCGCTTGCTCCCGCGGATGGAATGCGGACGGTGAGCGCGAACTGGTCACAGTATGAAGACGATGCGGCCGGTCTCGCAACCCTCATCGGAAAGATGATCGCGCATACCACGTTCGATCAGTCTTTCGCGTTCGGTAAGACTGCCGGGAACATTTGGACCGTCAACATGAACGACAACCTGTTTGACGCTCCCGAGTTGCGGTATGATGCGGCCCGCCGTTACTACGGCCTCAAGTGCCATGCGGCGGCAAGCAGCGGAACGGCGAAGGACGAGGCGACAATCGTCTGCACGTAGGCTTATGAACATCGAATCCCGATCTGTTCTCCATTCGACCATAGCGGAGGGTGTCTCAATCACCCTCCGAAAATTCAGTGTGAAACGTCGCGCGCAGGTGGAACTCCAACTCTCCGAGTACCGCGAACGCCAGAAGGACATCGCGCGTCAGATGTCCGAGTGCTTCATCAAGGCAGACGTTAAGGATGATGAGGGAAAGCTCATCGAAGCAGGCGACTCTGCCGAAGTTCGGCTCGAGAAACTCCGTAAGCAGGCAGCATTCCGCATCGACTTCGAGAGCCTCGATGACGCATACCTGAAGCCTGCGTACCTAAAGGTCTACATCGATAAGATTGAGGGCCTGGACATCGACGGTACGCCGGCTACGGTGGACACGTTCATCGAAGACGGGCCGGTCGAACTCGCAGACGAGGTGTACGCCTACATTCAGACGCACAACGGCCTAACGCCGGGGGAAAATTCCGCCTCCGGACAGCCTGGCACTTCGGCGCCTCCGGAGGCGAATCCGACCCCGAGTACGACTGCGATTCCTGCCGAGAGTCCGGCCGCATAAAAGAGTGGTACTGCAAGTTCTCTCGCCCGCTCTACCGTGCGGACGGAAGTAAACGGCTCGTCAAGTCCTGGAGTCCCGTGTACCGGACCCACGACGGCAAGCCCTACGGGGTTGAGATCTCATCCGAGGAGTGCCCGGTGTCCGTCATTACCCCGACGAGCAAGGCACTCCTCCGCATCACCTCTGAGGCGCGCGCAGCATTCCGGGGATACGGCGTCACTCCAGCCAATGCCTCCGACTGCCGCATTCACGACGCGCTCGTACTAATCGAGCACTGTCGCAACGAAGAGGAGGCGGCCCGCCCGCTTCCTGGTTCCGACCGATGATCCAAGTCAAAGTCACCCTAGACCCGAAACTCCGGCAGCTCGTAACCACTTACAAGCGTGAGGTGGGCGGCGGGCGCCTGCGTCTGTTCGGGCCGCTCACTCCGCGCGCACAGCACATGATGACCCTCGGTGAGTACGGCGTGTCTCTGATGAAGCAGCGCGTGGGTAAGGGAATCGGTTCTGATGATGCTCCGATGCCCCCGTTGACCGCTCGGTACTCAAAGTTTAAGAATCGCGCGAAGGGCCGAACCGTCCGCGATCTTTCGTTCACAGGCTCCATGCTCAACGACATGTCCCTGCGTTCTGTTTCCGAGAGTCAAGCACGCATCGACATCACCACCCGCGATGGACGCATGAGGGCTCGCGCAAACGAGCAGAAAGCACCGTGGTTCGGGTGGTCTCCGCAAGATCTACAGAAACTCGGGACGATGTTCTGCAAAATGTTCGGCGGTCAGATGGCGAACTTCGGAGCACACATTTTCGGAAGCAGATCCGGTCCTATCTGGATGGACCCGCTTGGAACCACAACCTCTAATCGGAGGGCTGCGTAATGGCTGGCTCTGATCGTTTCACCGGGATTATCGAAGCGAAGACCGTAGGGGAGGCGGATCTCCAGCGATTTACGCAGGCACTTGAGAAGACCGCGAACGCTCTCGACAAGAGCGGGAAGTCGGCGGAATCAAATTCTGCATCCTTCGATAAATTCGCGTCAGGCGTAAAGAACGCAATCCAGAATCCTCTCCAGGCCGCCGGTAACGCGGCCGAAGCATTCCTGCAATCCCTCGGCCCGATGGGGGCCGGTCTCGCAGTAGCCGGTACTGCAGCGCTGGTTGCTGGAAAGCAGATCTTCGATTTCGTCTCCGTGATGGGGAAGGCGGCGGAGCAGCAGATCAATGCGGCCGGTCGCATCGGTGTCTCGGTAGGCCAGTACCAGCAGTTCTCGGCCGCGGCACGAATCGCCGGAGTGGACATCGGCTCTCTTGAGTCGGGAATGCGGAAGCTCTCCGAGGCGCTCGCCGGAAACTCGGATGAGGGCGAGAAGGGAAAGCGCGTTCTCCGCCAGTTGGGCGTAGACGCGAAGGACTCCTACGGCCAACTCAAGCCGATGGGGGAACTCATCACCGAAATCGGGGCCGCGATCGCGCGCCTTCCCGGTGGGCCGGAACAGCAGCTCGCAATCAAGAATCTATTCGGGCGCGGAGGCGCGGAATTGCTGCCGCTGTTCCAGCAGATGCCGCAGTTGATGTCGCAGGTTAAGGGCCTGGGGGTCGGGATCGATGAGAACCTGACCTACGAACTGGCGAAGTTGGACGACGAGATCGACAAACTTGGCATTCGCTGGGACCAGTTCAAACGGAAGGTGGCGGGCGGAGTCGCAATCCAGATCCGCGTACTCTCTAATGACGGCTCTGGTCTGACGAACGCAGACCGTATCCGCATGGGGGCCTACGCTCCCGGTGGGATGCCGGGTGGTATGGGCGACGAATTGCAGGCGCCCAAGAACACGGTTGGGAATCCAGGGTGGGCGATTCAGGAAGGGTTAGCGTCTCGCGCCAACGAGGGGAGCGCGTGGAATGCGTACTTCAACAGCCTGCGCAGTTCTATCGCCATTGAGCAACGACTCACTGAGGCGCGCAAGAACCTCAAGGAAGCCGAACTCGCGCAAGACGAAGCGGCCCACAAAAAGGCCATTGCATCTATCCAATCTCTCGAATTTCAACTGAAGTTCGCGAAGTCCGGAGAGGAGTCGGCGTACTTCATCGACAAGGGCGACACGCTTCCGCCAGCGATGCGGATGCGACCGTCGCTGTTTGGGCGCGGTGGACCCTCCGCGAATGTGGCGACTCTCTTGGGCGGTCGCGGGCTGGGCACGTTCCAGACCAGCGAAGCCGACATCACCGGAACGAATTCCGGCAGCGAGGCGGCGTCCTTGGCGCAATCAATCGCCTACCTCGCCGGGATGAAGGAAGTCCAGGAGCGCGGCGAGGCACTCTCGAAAGCCTCCCTTGAGCACCAGATCCGCATGGTGGACCTGTTAAGCGGACCCGGTGGAGAGATCGCGGCTATCGAGAAAATCTACCAACTCCGCATCTCTGGAGCGAAGACCGAACTGGAGACCCAGGACGCCATCAATCAGCGGCAGGAAGCCCTCCTCCAACTCCACAAGCAGCAAGTCGAGCAGTACGTCTCCCTCGTGCAGGGCGCGACGAATGCCCTATTGAGCGGCGGCGGCGGGCTCGGCTCGTTCCTCAAGGGTCAGGGTGTCGGGCTACTCTCCACGGTGGCGGGCAATGCGACGAAGCTAGGCTACGACAAGTTCGGCAGCATGATCCCGCACGCGGGCGAGGGCACGATGCTCGGCGGGTTGTTGTCTGGCACTCCGTTCGGTGCCGACCCATTGAAGGCGGCGACGGATCAGAACACGCTTGCGACAATCGCCAACACGCGGGCGCTGATGACCTCTGCCAGCGGAGGTGGGGGTGGACTCGTCAGGACTGCGGCGGGCGGCCTCTCTATCCCTTCGTTCGGCGGAAGCACGGGAGGCGGAGGCGGAAGCACGATGGATGCCCTTGACTCCATGAGCCTGTCTGCTGCCGATTCGTATCTCGGGAAGCCAGAGACACTGAACTTCTGGGGACAACACGGAAATACCATTCTGGGAGTGGGCGCGGCAGCGGGCGGGGCGCTCGGTATCTACGAAGGTATCAAGTCAGGCGGCGCTCGCGGCGCTCTCACTGCGGCCGGTTCTGCCGTCGCCGCAGCGGGTTCTATTATCGGATTGGTCTCCAAGTCGCTTTCGTTCCTCGGACCGGTGGGGATGATTGCTGGCATGGGGCTCGGGATGCTCACGGGCGTATTCGGTGATCCCAAGAAGAATCGAGCGCAAGAGGAATCCGACTTCATGAACGCGCATCGATTCACCGGCGCGGACCCCGTTTCCTACTCCGTTGACATGTACGGGCGCACGACCGATTACGATATGCGCGGGAATTCGCGGAGCATCATCGTCAACAACTATCACGTTCAGGCGATGGATGCGGCGAGCTTCGATCAGTTCCTTTCCAAGAATGCCGACACGCTGAATCGCGGGGTGTCGCGCGCCATCGACCAGGGCGGGGCAATGGTGCCAAAAATGAGTCAGGCTCTAGGCCTCTCCTGAAATGGCCGGCACCTATCCCAATCTCGCAGACGGTAAGCCTGTTCGCGCGGGCTATACTCACTCCCTGGTAATTCGTTCAGACGTCAAGCAGTTTCGCTCCGGCAAAGAGCAGCGGTACGCCATCAGCGGACTGCTGAACCTATTCAAGTTCCCGTACTCCAATCTGAAGTGGACCGAGGTGGTAAGCCTCCGCGATTTCGTCATAACGCAAAAGGGCGCCTTCGATTCATCCTGGTCGATCACGCTTCGTGACCCGTTCACCCTGAGTGACCGGTCCTACGCGAACATGGGGCTGGACTCGGATACCTTCGAGTACACCGAGACGCAGAACGGCAGATACTCAGTGAGTCTTTCGGCGTCGCAGACTGTCGGGGAAGCGGTCACGGTGAACCCGCAGGCGGCCTACCCGGCGCTTTCCACGGGCGCGAAAGTGCAGCTTCCCAACAAGGTCGGGCTGAACTACTCCACGCTTCGAAACGATCTCGACTGCGGAAAACGCATCGCGTATTACTCGTGGTCGTCTCCGCTCCGCGTGATGAATCTGGAATACGCCGACATCACGGACGCCGAAGTGCAGACCATCGTTACGCACTACCAGAAGGCGGGCGGCCCGGTCAATCCTTTTTCGTTCACCGATCCAGATAGCGCGGCGGTCTATGCCGTCTGCCGTTTCTCGCCAGACCCCATCAGCATCACGCGCATCTCGAAGAACAGCAACAGGCTTACCGTAGGCGTCGAGCAGTACCTCTCCTAATGGCCTTCACGATCGACCAAGCGAAGGAACTCGTAGCGGGAAAGCTTCCGCTTTTGCTCTCGAAATTCACGTTCCTGGACGGCTCGAATCTCTACCTGTCCACACACGCTGTAACGTATAGCGGGCAAGCGTACCAAGCGCGGCTATCCACCATCGACCTTGAGCGCGTCCAGATGATGTCCGAGAGCGGAATCGACATACCACCGTCGCTCTCGCTGCACATTGCGGACGCGGACGGCTCGATTCTCTCCAACTACGAGAACGCGGCGGGCTTGGGGTTTAAGGGCGCGCAAGTAGAAGTGCGCTTCGTGTTCTACGACATCCTGGGGGCGGAATTCAGCACGGATTCACTCGTGCGTTACACGGGCATCTGCGATCCGGCCTGCCCGACTGACGACGTTACACTCGAAGTGCGGACCACGAACCGGCTGAACGCATCTAAAAAGATGCTGCCGTCGTTCCTGATTCAGAAGCACTGTCCGAAGATTCAACCGAAGTCCGCGTCTCAATGCGCCGAGGCAGCGAACGAGGATTCTGATTTCTGGTGGTGCGGGCTCGCCTCTCCGACATCCGACTGCTACAACACGCGCGAGGGGTGTCTGGCGGTCAATAACCTGGTGCGGTTCGCGGGCGTCACGTATCAGCCGCTCGCGGATGGCGGCAAGGGCCGGGAGTACACCTCGGGCAACTGGGTTCAGCTTTACAATTCGAGCAACGACGCGAAGTACGGCGAACCGTGGCCGGCAGTGTTGGGCCGCGGGTGGGTAGAATGTCCCGTGCTCAACATGCGGCAGGACGGAAACTTCACCCGCTGCGACGTGGGGTTATGTGTCGGGCATATCGATACCGGGAACACGGCCACGCTTGGGATGAAGGTGGTCGTTCAAGGCTACGAACTTCCCCCCGGTGGATACGACGCCGGAAGCTGGACCGCGCTCAACCCCGGCAATGTGGCCTGGTGGAATTGGGTTAGCCGCGGGTGGCGCGATGGGAATACGCCGTCGCGGTTCAACGGCAAGGAAGATCCCTACGGCTCCGAGGCGGTAATCGAAGTCGTTCTCCCCCGTTCCGAGGCGGGCGGCGAGAGCGTGCCCTCAGTGTCGGTGCTGTTCTCCGGCCCGCAGATCCGCACGTACAGCACGACCTCGACACACGCTGACGCATGGACCGATAACCCGGTCTGGCATTTGATGTGGGCGCTCGTGCGGGCGGGCTGGTCCTATTCGGAGTTAGATATCCAGAGTTTCATCGACGCCGCTGCGATCTGTGCTGCCTCGGTTTCGTACACCTCGCAATACGGCGGAACGCTCTCGCACGCGCGGTACAAGTCGAACGTGATCCTTCGGCAGCGGCGGCAGGCGTCCGACATCATTCGGGGCATCCGGCAGAACTGCTGTGCGCTCCTGCAACCGAACCGGGACACCGGGAAGCTATCGGTAATCGTCAAGGGCACACTGGCGGACCAGCAACCCTCGGCTGTGGCCGGCAGCAACTACAACACTGCCGTGGTCAGCATTACGCGCGGCGGTTCGGTCACCAACGGATACGCAGCATACCGCTTTTCCGAAGACAACACCATCAGCATTAAGGGCATCCCACGGCCGATCACCGACACTCCCAACCGAATCGCATTCCAGTTCCAGGACTCGGAGGCGCAATTCGCGCAGACGAGCCTAGCCCTAAGCGACTCCGACGATATTGAGCGCGTCGGGCAAGAGATCGGCGCCACGGTTCAAATCGACGGATGCGCCACCTACGATCAGTCCGTGCGGCTCGCGAAGATCATGCAGAAGGAAGCACACCGCGGCAATGTGCAGGGAGACACGCGCGGGACTCGCTGGTTCGAGTTGACCACGTCCATCAAGGCGATTCGGGTCTACGTCGGGCAGATCGTCATAGTTGACTGGACGAAGTTGCAACTCTCGGGTACGTTGTTCCGCGTTCAGGGCGTCCAGGGGCCAAAGAAGGACGGCACGATCACACTCACACTATCGCAGCATGACGATACATGGTACATCGACTCTCTAAGCCAGAGGCCGGACCCGGCGTACAGCAACCCGAAGCGGGATAAGCTCGCACGAGCGAGTTACCCGCTGTGCCCCGATCACATCTACGCGCGGGCGAGCGATGCATGGTACTTGCAGTCAGATCGTTTTCACCGGCTCACCCCGCAGTGGAGCATCGGGGCGAACGGAACCTGGAACGGGAAAATTGAAGTCCAGTCGAAGATGCCGCCGAACGTGTTCGGTATCGCACAGCCTCCCCAGGTCGCCATGCAGGCGACTACGGCGGCAAGCGGCGGAAGTCTCGGAGCCGGGCTTTACTATCTGGCGATTGCGGCCAAGGATGCGGCCGGGCTCTATTCTCCGCTCTCTGTGGTGGCCTCGGCGTATCTGGCGTCCGGCACAGCCAACACTATTACGATTCCGGTTCAGTGGTGGGATGCCGATACCGCGGGCTGGGCGCTCTACGCGGGCCGCACGCCCTTCCGGATGTCCTGGCAAGCCTCCGGCACCGGGAAGCCCTCCACGGTCACGCTAACGTCATGGCTGGACTGTCGCGGCGGTGCCCCCGACCAGGAACTCGACGCCGTACAGCCGATGGGGAAGGTTGTGGCGCGCGCTGGCATCTGGGGCGGTCCCATCGCGGCTATCGGCACCAACACGATCACCTTGAAGTCGGCAGGCGGCTGGACGGTAAACGCGCTCGCGGGGCGGGACCTCACCGTGATCTCGAAGGCCGACAACACCGAACTCCCGCTCCTGAACTACAGCATCTCGGCCAACACGGCGCCGGGCGTCTTGACGGTCTCTCCGAATCCCGCTTCTGACGGTCTAGCAATTGGCGACATCGTGATGATTTGGGCCAAGTACACCGTAACGAACGGCGGAAAAACCCTCACCGATGCGCTCATGGTCAACCCGGACTATCCGAGCGGAATTGTTCCGACGAGGGAAGTGGGCAAGATCGCGCGGATACGACACGGCACGGGCGAGGGCCTGACGAACCGTATCACGGCCGCCACATCCACCAGTTATTCGTTCTCCGAGGCGTGGCCGGTCACCCCCGATACGACCAGCCGAATTATCGCGGAAGACGCCGACTGGCTCCCGCTCGCGAATCCGTATCGGCCGATCAGCAACACCGATCCCGAGCAATTCGTTAGCTTCAACATCCCGATTCAGAACGACGTTCGGCAGATGCTTCTGATCGGCCTGAAGACGATGGACGGCCGCGGGAATTCATGCGCCGAAGCCCTGATGAAGATCCGGGAGATTTGGCTGGAGGGGAAGCCGAAGACGGTTCGGACAGTTGCGGATGATTACGTGATGGTGCTCGAAGACGAGACCATCCTTGCCGACACGACGGCGAAGAGTGTCACGATCACGATGCTTTCGGGAGCCAACACCAAGGGGCGCGAATTCCAGTTCTCGAAGATCTCCGGAGACGCGCACACGGCAACCATTCACGCCGCTTCTGGCGAGACGCTTCCCGATGGGACGGACAACGTGGTACTCAGCCTCCAGGGTGATGCCGTGGTCATCAAGGGCGTTCAGTAATGGCGAACAATCTCGTAATCACATCAAAGAGTGGGCCTTCGTGGACCGGCTCCGGCTCTCCCGATTCCCCGACACAGCCGACGAACCCCAACAACCTCGCCGCGACCTTCGGAGCCTACTCCACGGATGGCAAGACCTTCACGGTTAAGCTGACATTCGATGCACTCACCGGCCTGACCGCGGGCCTGCATTTCTTCGATGAGTTCCCGGCGAATGACAGCGCACTGATAGCCGATGGCACGATGGTAGCTGACGGCACACACCCGGCGGTGGGTGACTGGTCTCCGCGCGACGATGGCAAATGCACGAAGTCGCCGAAGATTCTGACCTTTCCCACGTCAGCGGATCAGACCTCGGCCCTGTCGATGCGGATCTACGGTGCCCCGTACACGGCGAACAACGTAGAGACGAAGCTAATCAAGTACGGGCTCACGGGCGCAACCCCGTCAGTTCTGGTGACGATCCCCGTTCCGCCTGGCGTGACGCCCACTGGCCCGCGCGGGCAGGAATACTGCCCCGACGTGAAGGACGCGGCCGTCCGCACCGAGATCCGATTCGAGTCCGGTGTGGCGACTCAGTACTATTACGTCACGTTCACCAAACCCATCGACCCCCGCTGGCACGGCTGCTATATCGAGATCTGGCCCAAGGGTGGAACGAGCGTATGGAATGTCGGCGTAGTGACGCGCTCGTCGGATACGGTGCCCTCGAACTGGGGCAAGATCCCCGCGTGGGCGGCAAACGGGTACGCGATGGAGGTGCGCTTCCGGTCCTTCGCAGACCCGAACGATAGCGCGACGGTCACCGACGACAAGGTGAACACCTACATCCCCGGCTACACGCCGATGGTGATGAGCACCCTCGGGCAGGCGGGAGGAACGATCGACCTCGGGCAGACGCTCGCCTCGTCCATTGCGTCCCATCTCAACGTGGCGTCCGGCGTATTGGGTGTCGCCGCATCCGGAATCACCTATGACCTAGTGGCGGATTATGCCATCCACAACAATCATCTTCAGCGGGTGGGGGTGGACAAAATCGCCATCGGTGACGCGGACATCGTAAATCTGGCGGCAGCGAAGATCACAACAGGAACGCTAGCCTCGGGGGTGATTTATTCCGGCACGATCAACACCACTCAGCTTAACTCCGGAACGGTTTCGGTAGCCATCACGCTCACCTCTCCGAACATTCAGGTTTCAGCCGGGACCGACACAATCACCCTAAATTCTGGCGGGCTGAGTATTACCTACGGTTCCAACTCCGCAACATTCAACAACCGCGGCATGACGGTTGCGACCTCCACTACGACATCCTGGTATTACCGCGATTCGCTGCAAATCGAAGGCGCCAGCCATGTGATGAGCATCGATGACCAGACTATCACAATGGACGACGGACACGGTACTGGATTCGAGATCACAAAGACCTACATCAGCCTGAACGGATCGGCGGGGCTCACGACGACGCGAACAGTGAAGGACGGAAGCGGAAACAACAAGACAGTCACAATCACGGGCGGAATCATTACCGGATGGGCAACGTAGGGCGGGTGTTTCATGTTGGCCTGCTCCCCCAAGTTCAGGGATTGCGCCTGTTCCGGCATCTCGCCGGACACCATGCCCGCCCCGAAACAGCTTACTCAAAATCTGCCGTCTCCGGCAAGCGGTGAATTTCAAGCCGGACCTTCTGCCAATCCTGGATGCCGATGGGAATCGTGGAAATGACGCGGTTTTTACTCGGCCCCTTGAGGTCCCGGAAGTCAACAACGAACGTCTCGGAATGCCCAGACGGTTTGGTCACGATCACCCGCACGATGTCGATGTTGCGCGTCAGGGAGTCGATGGAAATGTCCGTGGATCCCGACTGGTGCGAGTCCTCGATGTACCAGCGGATTCCGGAGGCGTTGTTGACGTAGAACTGCTTGGGTTGAATCTGTGCGCTCAGGGGCAGCGCGAAAAGTAGCGCGGCAAACATCGCGATTTGCTTCACTTGATTCCTCTTTTCTTGGTGGATTCACGAACTGCCACCTCAAGCGCTGATGCCTGAGAGATTCCCAACTCGGCGGCAAGGAGAGCAAGCAGCCTCAGCATTTCCTCGCTCAGCCGGAAACTGGTTGCTTTCTTCATAGCCGCATAGTACCGCGTGTAGCGGTACGTTGTCAATACCCTTTATGCCAGACCAATCCCAAAGTACTGAAATCGTTCAGCAAATGAAGGCCGCGCAGCTTTCTCCGGACCAGGTGGACACCGCCGTGAGTATCGTTCAGGCGATACTCGGCGCTGGACTGAACCCGCAAGAGGTGGCAGCGGCCTATCGAGCAGCCATCGCGCCGCCCACGATGCCCACGCTGCCTATTCCAACCGATCCCGCTCCGTTCTTTGCGTACTTGACCGTAGACGTGGATTCCGACCCCGGCATCTCTCCCGTGATGGTTCCAGCTCTCGCGATCATGGCGGCGATTGATGCGACGGATTACCAGGGCACCATTACGGGGCTCGCGGATCTGTACCGCGCGGAACGCAAGGCCCGCCCGCAGATGTCCACCCTATATGCCCAGCAGAAACTCGATGCCGAGCAGAAGCCCGAACCGGAACCGCTGCCGATCGAGCCCGCGCCGCTTCCCATCGAACCCATTGAAGAGGTGAAACCGTGAAACAGAAAGTCGCGCAGTACATCCTGACCGACGAGGAGCGGGCCGCCGTGGAGGCAGTCATCGTCCGTCCGCTGGCAACGCTGAACGCTCAGGCGGCGGCAATGGCGCTCGTGTTTCGCGTTCAGCACGGCATGTCACCCGCGGCCGGATTCAACGCCGACTTCACAGCCGTCGAAGAATTGAAAGCGAAGGAGTAACCCATGTCAGTCTGGAGAGCACTGCTATCGAGATTCGCTTCCGGCTTCGCGCCCAGCTACACGGATTTCTATGATCTGGCCTACGACATTCAGCACCCTGCGGGCGATACCGCACACCAGGGCTACAACATCACGGACGTCGGGCAGTTGAACTTCTATGCGGGCGGGGGGATCGGGCAGGACTCCTGGGCGGCTCCAACCCTTGGGGCCTCGTGGGTCAACTTCGGCTCCGGCTACACCTCTGCTGGCTACCGCATGGACAAGCAGGGCCGCGTCTGGGTTCGCGGACTCATCAAGTCCGGAACCACGACCGATGCCACAGTGCTGTTCACCCTGCCGTCCGGCTATCGGCCCGCCGGCAACATCCTCCGCACGCTCGGATGCAACGCCGGTGGGAACCCCTACGTCGTGATCGGCACGGACGGAACGATCAAGATCTACAGTGTCACCGGGAATACCTGGCTCTCAATAGAGGGCATTTCGTTCTCGACGGATTGACGATGACACCCACCCGCGAAGACGTCGAGAATTTCATTCGTTGGCTCGCCCCCCAGTTGGGCCTTGATTCCGACTTGCATCTGCGGCAGTGCCAAGCGGAGAGCGGATTCAATCAGGCCGCGATATCGCCGTGCGGTGCCATCGGCCTCATGCAGTTGATGCCGAAGACGGCCGAGAGCCTAAAGGTTGACCCGAAGGACTGGCGGCAGAACGTCAACGGCGGGCTGAAGTACATGGCATCGCTGAAGAAAAAGTACGGCGAATATCCGAAGGCGCTCGCGGCTTACAACTGGGGGCCGGGCAATCTTGACAAGTGCCTGACGGCCCACGGCTCGGACTGGCGCGCGTTCCTGCCGACCGAAACGAAGAACTACCTCAACAAGATTCTGTAAGGACCCCTCCATGAAACGACTCATCGCATTGCTTTCGTTGTGTGTCTGCGCGTTCGCAACCCAGATCACCGGCCCGATCAAGACGCCGTACGGTACCGGCTGGTCCGGCGACATCCTCATCGACTGTCCCTCTGGCGTGAATGCAGCCGGGGACGTGATTCGCCGATGGGCGATGAAGGTCTCCGTTGTCAACGGCATCGTCAATCCGCCCACGGGCTACGTCGATATCGACCCCGGAGACGCGGGCCAACCGACCGGGCGCCGATGCAGCGCGACGTACCGGCCGTCCAACGGCGGGCAGACGTGGCCGGAGACGTGGCTCGTACCCACCTCGGCAAGCCCGCTCAAGGTCTCGCAGATTCAGGTCGGGAATGCGCCCGCTCCGCCGACTCCGATTCAGCCGAGCCAGATTGCGCGATCCGGCGCGACCACGGGGCAGGCGCTTGTGTGGAATGGCGCGTCCTGGCTCCCAGCGAACGCTGTCGCGGGCTCCGCGGCATGGGGTGGCATCACCGGCGGGGACCCGTTGCAGCAGCCCGACCTGGCGGCACTGTTCGGAGCGAAGCTCACCACTCCCAGCGGATCGGGAATCGTCGCCGTGACGAGCGGCACGCCCGGCCTGGTGGCGGGCACATCGACCGATTGCGTGCGCGTGGACGGAACTTCCGGCCCGTGCGGTACCGGAACGGGCGGCGGATACGGGCAAACGTGGGATTCGCTCTCGGCTGTCGGCACGACTTGGGACGCGCTGTAAAAGAGGGGAAAAATGAAAACGATCATCCTGACTTTTGTTTTGGCGGTTGCGGCATTCAGTCAATGTACGCAGACGCAAGTCGCGGTACGAACCGGGCCGGTGAGTGCTCCAGTGACCGTGTGTGTGGATACCACGAGTCTAGCTGTCATACTGAGCGGCTACTGGGCGGGCGATTCCCGCGCGGTAATCAACGCGAATTTCGCGCGCCTCCAGAATTTCCCCATCGTTGATGTAGCTTCACTGCCTGCGACGTGCGCGGTTGGACAGCGCGTCTATCAGACGGGCTTGAGCCTACTCTATCGTTGCTCGGCGACGAACGTCTGGACTTCGGATCGTTACCTCATCTCGTCCTCGGCTCCCGCGTCCTGCACGGTCGATGACGTGTGGCTGGACAAGAGTGTTCCGGGGTGGAAACTCTGCACCTCGACGGGCACTCCGGGAACGTGGTCTGCATTCGGCGGGGGTTCTGGTGGGGGTGGCTCGTGGGGCCAGATCCTCGGCACGCTATCGGATCAGACGGACCTCGCAACCGCGCTCTCTGGAAAATCGCCGGTAGGTCACGCGCACGCGATCAGCGACGTGAGCAACCTTCAGGCAGGGCTCAACGGGAAGGAGAATCTCGCAAGCAAGGGGCAACCATTCGGCTATCCCAATCTCGACGCGAACGGACTGGTTCCAGTGGCGCAACTCCCGGCCAACTCTGCGACCGCGTGGGGCGGGATCACCGGCTCACTGGCGGCACAGACCGACCTCGTTGCGGCGTTCTCCGGCAAGCAGGATTTCAACGCCAATATCCAGGCCCATATCGCCAGCACCTCTAATCCGCACGCCACAGACAAGACGCAAATCGGGCTCGGTACGGTGACGAACAATCCTCAGCTCAAGATCGCCAGCAATCTTGCGGACCTGAACAACGTCGTCACCGCCCGCGGAAACCTCGGACTCGGCGGAGCCGCACTCCTCAATGTTGGTACTGCGGTGGGCACGGTTGCGGCAGGTGACCACCTCCACGCCGGGGTCTATGCGGCACTCTCTCACGTTCACGATGCAGCGGCAATCACGACCGGCACGATTCCGATTACCCGCATCTGCTCGTCCGGCACGATGGACAGCACCACGGTAGTCGGCGGAGACGGCGTGTGTCGAGTTCCCCCGGGCGGTTCGGGAAGCGGCGAGGTAAACACCGCATCGAACACCGGCACAGTGGGCACCGGATTGTTCAAGGGGAAGACCGGCGTGGACCTTGCGTTTTACAAGCTGTATTCCGCGAACAACCGTCTGACGATCGCCCTCAACGGAACCGACCGCGTGGACGCGACGATCAACGAGGGAAACATCGTACATCAGAACCTCTCGGGCGCTGGCGCGAACACGCACGCACAGCTTGACGCGCACCTTGCCAACATGAGCAACCCGCACGGCGATACCGCCGCGCAGGTTGGCGCGGTTCCCGCTGGCGGCGATGCGAACGTAGTCACGGTCGGCACGATCACCGCGGGCGTCTGGCATGGTACGGCCGTAGCGGACACCTACATCGCCTCGGCTGCAACGTGGAATGCGAAACAGAACGCCATCACGGGCGCGCCTTCGACTTGGCCTGCGATTGCGAGTGCGACGGGCGCGGCGAACGAATTGAACGCATCGGACGGAGCCGGTCATCTTCAGGGCACCGGCGTCTTAGGTTCCGGTGGAGTAGTTACGGCGCCGAATGGTTTCGTGGGCGGTTCCACGTTCTCCGCAACTGGTGCCGAACAGGCTAAGCCATCGGCTCCGACGAGCGGTAGCGGGACTATCTGGTTTGATTCCTCCGCGCATATCCCACAGTACGAGGGCAGTGCGGGAACTGTGGCAGGCACGATGGTTTACCCGGCGGCCAGTCGCACGGCGAACCAATTTGTGACGCACGTCGACACAGCGGGAATACAGCAGAAGGCCGCGATTGCGGACGCCGACGTGCCGAGCACGCTTACGGGCAAGACGATCGATACCGCAACCCCGACGGAAGTCAGCTATCTGTCTGGAGTCACGAGCGGGATTCAGGCCCAGCTCAATACCCGCCTGGCAACCGATTACACGGCTTCGGTGGCAGGCAACACGATCAGCCTGACCTCCGGCGTATTCGGGATCGGCAACGTGGCCCGGACGATCTCGGCCAGTTCGGCGGCATCTCCCACGGGCACGGGCACCGTTTATTTCTACCTGACGTCGGGTGATACCCAAGTTCGTATCGGACGGGGAACGGGAATTACCGGGGCCGGAACCCTGACAGCGATGACGGACGACGGGGCGGTTACGGCCTATCCCGCGGACGCCGTAATCCTTGCGGACTGCGATGTAGTGAGCGGGACGGTCGGGGCCTGCCGGAGAACCTGGACGGCCTCTCACCGGGATCTGGTAGCGGCGGGAACTGGGCTCACAAAGACCACCTCGAATGGAATTCCCACGCTGGCTCTCGGGAATACGAGCACCACGGTCAATGGGCAGACATGTACCCTCGGCGGAACCTGCACGATCACGGTAGGGGGCACCCCTGCGGGCGCGACGAAGCAGGTGCAGTACAACAACGCTGGCGCGTTCGGCGCAACCGCTGGTTTTGAATTCGATGCGGCTACTAATCGCCTGTCCACCCCAGCCTCGAGTGACGGGACATCCGGCTACTTCGAGTGCATTGAAGGAACGATTCCGACCACGACGCTTGCATCCGGACACTTCGAGCTGTGGTGCAACTCCTCAACACACAAGCTGGAACTGAGGACTGCAACTAGCACGTCAGTCCCTCTGGCTTTCTCCCCAACTTCTACCACGGCCAACCAGATGCAGGTCTCGACGGCCACTGCCGGTCTAGCAGCGTGGAGTACAACGACCTGGCCGGTCACTACGACGGTTAATCAACTCCTCTACTCAGCGTCCGGTAATGCCGTCAGCGGTCTTACCACGTCCAACTCGGGAGTCCTGGTTACCACCTCCGGGGGGGCTCCGTCAATCGTCGCATGTACGTCGGGAGTCCTCAAGGGAAGCTCGGCACCTGGATGCGCGGCACTGATAGCAACCGACATCCCGGTGACTCCGATCCCGACCCCCAGTACCGCTATTACGCTTGCGGCCCCACGCGGTTATGCCGTCTGCACCGGCACATGCACCGTTACGGTTCCGGTACCTGCGGCCGGAAACGAGTTCTGCATAATGAATGACGTTAACGTATCGACCGCGATCACTCTGGCGTCCCTTGGGTCCGGCAACTACTACTCCAATGTGGGCCTTACCGCTTACGGGACCGCGGCGGGGACCATGACGGCAACGGCGGCGGCTGGCAATCGTATCTGTCTCGTCGGGAGGGACTCAACTCATTATCTCGTCACGTCCTACTTCGGAGCATGGACTGCCAACTAGGAGGCCACTATGAAGAAACTGATCTTTGTCGCGCTCGCATTCAGCCTGTCCACTCAGGCACAAGTCCTAGTCGGCACGATGGGTGGTCTGACGATGGGGGGCGGGAATGGTACCGCCGCCACCCCGACGTTCTCGCCCGTCGCCGGAGCGGTGTCGAATCCAACGACCGTCACGATCAGCACGGCCACGGGCGCGTGCTCCTCGTACATCTACAGCAAGACCTCGTCTGGAGTTACTTCAGGCGATACCCACTCGAACACGTTCAGCGTGACGGGCGCGGGGACATGGTACGCGAAGGTGATCGGGTGCCCCGGCTATTCCAACAGTGCCGAGGCGAGCGCGGCGTACACGATCAGCGCAGGCGGAACCTTGGCCTACCAAGCCAGCAGTTATCGCGATAGTGCATTCGCCAATGGAGTAGCAACTGTAGCCACGAGTTCTACGGTTTCTGTTCCGGCTGGAGCCACGGTAGTTGCTTTCGTAGGCCACGGCAACCAGCAGGTATCCAGCGTTACCGATGGAGGTTCAAACTCGCTGACGTCGGCCGCCGTCAATAACAACGGAAATATAGGGGCGTACTCTGTTGACGTTTGGATAAAGACCAATGCGACCGCTAATGCGACAGCAACATTCACTGCAACATTTAGTGACTTGGCGTCCTATCCGAGCGTTCAGGTTGTCGTGTTCACCGGAGTAACATCGATAGATACATTCACTTGCTCCAGTGCCGCCTGCGACGCCTCCGTTACCACGGCAACCACGAGACTGGCGACCAATACGGCAACCACGGCGTCTGCAAACGAGATCCTAGTTTACGGCGTAGTGGAGAACGCCGTACACACCTATACGGCGGCCAATAGCTTTATCCTGGCGTCTCCGAATGGCCAAGACCATGCCGTGTTCTATAAGATCGTCAGCTCTACCGGTGCTTATCCGGGAGGCAATGTAGCCACAGTTAACTCGCAATCCGACAACGGGTACTTTGCGACTTTCGTGACACTCCAATGAGACGACTAATTTGTCTGTTGATATTGGCTTGCTCGGCCCAAGCGGCCACGCGCTACGTTGCCAAAACCGGTGCTAATTCGGGAGCCTGCACCTCGGCGGGCTCTCCGTGCCTCACCATCGCCTATGCCTACGGCCAAGCCAATGCCGGAGACACCATCGTCGTCAGTGCCGGTACGTATAGCGAGTCGATAACGATGAACCGTGCAGGGACTTCCGGTAATCCGATCACTCTTCAGGGTTATCCGATCGGAAGCTCCTGCCCGACTACTCCGCAAACTGATGTAGAGAGTCCGGTTAAGACCAGGACCGCTCCTGTTGTCTACGTCAACGGGGCTGCGATCAACTCCAGCTACAACAAGCTGGATTGCTTTCGGATGACCGGAGGAATGAGCGTCGGAGGAACGAATGTAGCATATGCGGAGTTCTTCAACAACTACGTGGATGCTACACCAAACACCCTTGTTACCGGAATCAACACGCAGGGGCCGGGCTTTTCCGGTAGGCCGAATCATCTTCACGCATACCACAACTACATAACAGGGGCTCAATACGGCACGCTGTTGGCGGCCGACAATTCCCTCCTCGACTACAACGAGGTAAATGCCCTCACGTTACCTAGCACCAGCACCGATGATTGCGATTTCAACAGACTATGGGGGGACAGCAACACCTTCGCATATAACTATTTTCACGGGACAACGAAGGGTTCAAGCGGCACCTGCAGGTCTTCCCAGGCACATAATGACGGATGGCAGACATTCTCCGACGATGCCAATAACCTGTTCTCCCGCAATATGACCATGATCGGGAACACGGTAGATAATTTCGACGAAGGCTTCATGCTGAGTAACGATCATGCGACTGCGAACTACTACGGAACGTGGACGATCACGAACAACCTGCTGGTTAACGCCGGTTCGTGGTGCGGAGTATTTGACAGCGTCGGATTTATTGTGAACTTCTATAACAATGTGTGCCACGGCGGAAACGCGCAGTTGGTGAGCCGTGACAGTTGGGGTTCAGGTGGAGCCCACGTAACCGCGATTAACAATATATTTACCGGAATGAGTTCTTACCTTCCCGGTAGTTATTATTACGCGCAGACCGGAGGTTCCGTTGCCGGCAGCACAAGAAATATCCAGTACGATATCGGATACACGCTCGCTAATCCGGCCGGAGGGTCTGACATCAATGGCAATCCGCAGTTAGTATCGCCGTCGTCTACGAGCGGGGCCGGAGACTATAGGCTACAGGCAACTAGCCCCGCGATTAACTCCGGCAATACTCTTGCCTCCGTGCCCTTGGACCATGAGGGCCTCTCCCGCCCGTATGGGGCCGGGTACGACATGGGAGCGTACGAGTACGGCGCCGGCAGCGGTACGGCACCGACGATCACAACGGCCTCACTTCCCAGCGGCACGGTGGGCGTAGCCTACTCCCAGACACTCACGGCAACAGGCGATACGCCGATTACGTGGTCCGTTGTTGTGGGATCTCTCCCCGCGTGGGCAACGCTGAACACTTCGACGGGCGCGATTACGGGAACCCCGAATGCGGCAGCGACCACGAACTTTACCGTGCGCGCGACGAATGCGGCGGGGCAGAACGACAAGGCGCTCTCGATCACGATTGCCGCGGCTCCGGTCGCTCCCACGATTACCAATCTCTCGCCAATCAACACCGGCACAGTGGGCTCTGCCTATGGATACCAGTTCAATGCGAGCGGCACTACGCCGATTACATTCACCGCAACCAATGTTCCGGGAGGACTTGCGCTGCTGAACGGCGGTTGGCTCTCGGGCACGCCGACGACGGCAGGAACGACTACGATCAGCGTCACCGCTACCAATTCGGTCGGGTCCAACAACAAGAACTTCCAAATCACAATCAATCCGTCCGCCGTTCCTCCGACGATCACGACCACTTCTCCGCTGCCTGGAGGTACGGTCGGAATAGCGTATTCAGCCACGGTCGCAGCCACGGGAGACGCTCCGATCACCTGGAGCGTGCTCTCTGGCTCGCTTCCGGCCTGGGCTTCACTCAACGCGGCATCAGGCGCGATCACGGGCACGCCGAACACTATCGCCACATCGAACTTCACACTTCAGGCGTCGAACGCGGCGGGCACGAGCAATCGGGCATTCGCGCTCACGATAGCTGCCGCCATCATTCCCCCGGCGTTCATCACGACCTCGCCGCTCACCGGTGGAATGGTCGGGGCGGGATACTCCGTACAGTTCACCGCAACCGGTTCTACGCCGATCACATGGAGCGCGTCCGGCGTACCGGCCGGTCTCGCCCTATCGGCGTCTGGATTACTGTCTGGGTCTCCAACTACCCCGGGCACGTCGATCATTGCTGTGACTGCCACGAATGCGGCCGGATCCGCTGGTCCGACCGGATTCTCGATAACTATCTCGCCCGCACCCACGGGCGCTGTACTCAGGGGGACATTCACTGGATCGTGGAATATAGCCTCCGTTATTCCCTCGGCTCAGACCTACACCAGCCCGAGATGCGACCCAAACGTGACTTATGCGGCTGGCACGGCAAGCAATGGCTGGAACGGAAGCGGGGCCGCGTGGGCCTGCGGCCCATATCCCACCACCGTGCTTCCGACGCCCCCTGGCGCGGCCTGCCCGGTTAGCGTCACGTCCACTAACGCATGCACTCCTGGTTCGACGCCGACCTATGCTGATCCCGACACGGGCAACCGCATCTTGCGAATCACCACGACGGGCTCACTGAACAGCACGGCCAACGGTACGCAGTTCTACACGCCGGCCAGCGGGTGGAATAAGAACTGGGCTCCGGACTCTAGCGGCGTCATCTTTGCCGCCGACGCCAACCGGGAATATTACGTGGGCTTCAACCCATCCAACATGAGCACCACCGGGTCAAGCCTGTTGCTTCCCAGCGGCTATCAAAACTGGCAATTCTCGGGCACAAGCAGCAACATTCTCTATGCTCTAGCCAACCCGAATCTAGTCCAGTACAACCTCAATACGCCGGGGACAGCACCGACTGTGTTGAAGAACCTCAATACGATTCCTGGCTATATCTCTGGCCAAGTCTGGCTTGCGATCTACCGCGGCGGCGATGAAATCTGCGCCTACAGCGGCACGAGCAGCGGACAGGGAACCGGAAGGTTGATCGCCTGCTACAACCTTACGAGCGGTGCCTCGCACTTGGTCGATGTTGGTCAAACGGCGGCTACGTTTGACGGCGCAGTGATGTCAGGCATCAACGTGGGCAGTCTGAATACACTGCACTCCATAGTCGTTGGCCAGGATGGACGCTACGTCTTTGTGGATACCGGGCAGGCCTTCGGCTCGTATTCGTCTACGCCCCCCAAGAACGCTCAGTTCATGTTCGATCTCGCTACCGGAACCGGCTCGCAATGGAGTTGGTACTCCGACCAGACCCACATTGCAATGGGCTACGGAGGCATAGCTTACCAGAGCGCCGGGAACATGCTTGCCGTCACGGGGCAACTGTGCCCCTATTCCCAGAGCGGCATGGACTATCGGACGTTTACGACTCCGAATCCGCCCGTTTTGACTTCCGGATGCTTCCAGGCGAGCACGACCAATAGCACCCACTTGAGCTGGGCAAACAACGCCAACGATGCTAATGCTAATCAGTATCCAGTAATTCAGGACACGCTCAATAACGTCTCTGGCGGAAACAAGCAGTGTCTGGGTTGCGGAGAAATTCTCGCGCTGTCGGCGACCACGACACAGAACAGCGCCTCGGTTTATCGCTTCTTCCAAAAATGGCAGACGCCCGCGCAGGGCGACTATGTCTACTCCAGTGCCCAGGTCAGCAATGACGGCAGATGGGTGTTATTCAAGAGCGACTGGTTGAACACTGCCGGAGCGGCAGGACACCGCGACATCTTCATCGGGGAGCTTAAGTAACATGCCAAGCGCGATGAGAGCACTAGCTATCGGGGCGCTCTTTGTGGTCCCTGTCTTCGCCGCCGTCACCGGTGTTACCGTTGACACCACCCCGACGCAGGCAGTTATTCGCTATACCGCGCCGGACGCGAACGCTTGCAGCCTTCAGGTGAGCGAGGCATCCGGCCTATCTCCGCTTGTGCACGACGTGGACACCAGCCTATTCTCTGGCTCGGATCAGGATAGCCGGACCGGATCACTGAGTGTCGGAACTGAGCGTGTCTTTGTGGCTGGCAAGCGGGCTGCGGAAACCGCCACGGACGGGAAGCGGTACTCCCGCGCGCTGCAAGCGAACACCACGCATTACTTCCGTGTCACCTGCGGGGCGAGCATCTACAACGGGCAGTTCAAGACCCAGAACATCCCGCTCGGCAACACGTACCCAGAGGTCTATCCGGTCGATCCCAACTCGCCCGGCGACTATGGATGGCCCACGCAGACACTGACGGCCAACACCGAATACCATGTCGATCCCCTGACCGGCGCACTGGTAGAACGGATCACTGGCGCCGGGACCGCCATCGATTCGCCGTATACGAACATCGTGGGCCTGGGAGCCTTCGATGATTCCGGCTCTGGGAACCCGTGGTCGATCACGTCGAACGCTCTTCCGGCCACATACACCGCAGACGGAACGGCGCGGCCGAAGATGTACATTCCGGCCGACATGAGCACAGTCGGAATCGCAACGCCGATTTACACATCTGACCCGGTGGCGATTCCGAACTACGCAACCATTGCCATCACGGCCACGGCGACGGGCAGCGGCGACGATGCAAAGGTCACGGCCTGCCTGACCATTGACGGAGTGACGTGCGCGGCGGGATCGCCGAATGCGACCGGACTCGATAGCGGCTCGTTCACGTCGTCATCTTCTACGTTGACGGTGGGCGATGCCAATCCATACTGGACGGCATGGTTCGGCGGGGCAACTCCATCCTTCGCCGCTCAGGATCTCGCGAAGCGCGCCAACACCGTCGCCGCATACAACAATTCGACAGGCGCGCTCACTTGGTCTAGCGGCTACTATTTCGGCCGGAAGTGGGCAACCGGAACGCGAGTCTGGATCTCGGGCACTCCCTATAAACTGAGCGCCTACTCTTGGCCCACCTCTGCGACGATCACGTCCGGGCTTGGGCTCACCAGCCCCACGGTGGTCGGGCAGAGCTTCGGTGTGTTGATTTGGAAGAAAACAGGCACGGGCGCGGTGACGATCTCCAACGTGCGCTTCAACATCGGCAAGGCCCGCGGTTTCACCTTCTGGAACTCCGGCTATGCGCGACAGTGCAACCCGAACGCAGTCACGCTCTCGTCCGAGAAGGGCTACTACTGCGAACTCTACATGGAGTATTTCGGATGGCTCGGAACAAACGGAACGGTGCGCCACCTGAGCCCGCTGCAAATGCCAGCCCAAAGCGCGGACGGGCACGGTAACGCATGGTCGAAGGCCGCATTCTGGTCTGGCGTGAACTTCACATCAGACGGAAGCAATCCGCTTAAGGTCTACTCCAACTACACCGACTCATCCACCAAGCGCATCATTCTCGGGGCCACATACAACGGAGCGGGCACTGATGTCGCGTCCATGAATTACAGCAGCGACACGTTCCCAGCGACGATCTCAAGTCTCACCCCGTCGAATCCGAGCGATGCTCCGGCCGGACAGTACAACCTGACGGCGCTCGTCGCGCGGTTCGATGCTCGGTTCTCCTTCTCCGAGACCACCGGGTCTTGCAAAGCATTCACTGTTCAAGGGACGAAGCTTATCAGTTATTGCAATGGCGGACAGGACTATCCCCCCGGATACATCATTGTCCTCGATACTTCCCTGACCGCAAGCGGATCGGTGAATCCCGTTGTCGCGGTGTTCGACATGGTCAACAAGGGTGCTCCCTACAGCAACCCCGCCCGCTGGGGCGTGATCCACGGGGCGAGCGGCCGGAACAACGGATTTATCAGTGTAACGGTCAACAACGGCACAGATGCACGGCTTACCACCACGCTAACTCAGGCAATCGACAACGCCGTCACCGACGTCTACGTTGCCGGAGACCCGGGCGCTGGAGCGCTGGACATTGCCCGCGTCGGCGACGCCTTCCAGGTTAACAGCGAATGGATGCTGATCACCAGCGTCGTGTCCTCGACTCATTGGGTAGTTACCCGGAACTGGGGTACGCAGAGCGGCGGCGCGGCGGCGCACAGCAACGGAGCGAACGTTTATATGCGGCCCACAGGAGCGGGCCAAGGTGCCATCGTCTGGGATTACGTCAATGATCCCCTTGGCCTGAATGCGAACGGGCAGACGGTGCTGCCCGAGGGCTCGGCTGTCTCTCATCCGACATGGGGCGCGGGCAATGATTACGTGTGGAGCGACAGTACGCCCTGTGTGGCCGCAATCGGAACCGGGGTATGCCTGGCAAGCCGCATCGGGCCAATGCCCACGGCCATCGGCCAACCCGCGCAGTCGTACCTGCAAATGTTCCCGACCTTTGCCGGGTTCAGGAAATCGATCTACCTCAGCGACACGCATCCGTCAAAGGCGCAGGATGATGCCTCTGCCGACAACCTGAATTGGATGCTGGACTCCCGCCCGATCATCGGCTCGGCATACTATGCCGCCACGATGACGGCGGTTCCGACTACCTCAAATCTCTACAAGACCTCGGATACGACCCACCCGAAGATCGTGCCCACCCTCGCATCCTGCGGATCGCACGTTTTGTTGAACGCCTCTCCGGGTCCGATCACGGATGCCAGCGGCGACAACTGGAAATACTGCCAAGGGGCGGCGTGCTACTCGGGAGCGAACTCCGGTGACACTTACGTGAACTGCCCCGGCCGCGTGACCATCGGCTGCTCGGGGGCGAGCAACGAAGTAAGCAGCGGCGAGGAAGCGGAAGATATCTGCGTCGGTGACTCGGGATGGCCTCTCGGTTCTCCGGCCATCCAAGTTGGCCGCACCGTGACCGACCCGAGCAGCAAATACCAGAGGGCGCTCACCTACGGCTTCCAGCGGTTCAAGCGTCAGCCGCTCGACTACTATAGCCCCGGCAAGGCCACGCCAGACGGATCGTGGGCGACCTTCACGACGTTCTGGTCCGACGACCAGCGCTCGGATTTGATGATGGTGAAGATTCCGCCGATGCCTTCCTCTGATTCGGTCAACCGAGCATCGTTCATCGGCGTGCCTATCCAGATCGGCAGCGTACCCGCGAGCACTTCCACGGCCGCGGTCAAGTTCGGCTACACTCCGACCTTCTATTGCACTTCCCGCCAGGAGGCCTGCTATGCGATGGCCGCCGCGGTGAGCGAAGCAACGCCCTTCTCGTGGGCGAGCGAAGCCGCAGTGGGCCTGTCGTGCGCGTCCGGCTGCACGATAGCCATCCCGGCCATATCCAGTCGCGTGCTCTATTACGCAGTCGAATATCGGAACTCCGGCGGCTCGGTGATCTCTACCGGCCCGACGCAAATTACTACCATTCAATAGCTGCATCCGCGGCTGAACATCAA